AGTTGATATACCATAATGAATTACTTCACCATCTTTAAATCCATGATTAGGGAATTCTATAAAATCTCTAAAAGTACTAATACCTGCAGGTGCTACAGAAAGTCTCTTATTTGTATATCCACTTCCACCGTCAAGTATACTAACTCTAGAGATTCTTCTCTTAGTATTATAATCTCTTAATTCATGAATACCATTATTTAAATTTGCTGCTGTTGTACCAAATCCAACAGTATTGACACCAGCAATAGAATCAGCTTTTGACCTATAAAGTTTAAATATGGTTGCACTGCTAACTCCAACATAATAAGATTGACCTTGAACTAAACAAGTATCAATACCAACAGGAGCGACTGTTGTAAGACCAACAACATTGTTATTATTGGAGAAATATAATACCCTATCACCATTTTTATAGTAATGGGGTTTATTCATTATAAATCGACCATTACCTTGATCAGCATGTTCAATATTACCACCATCATAGAAAGACTTCGCATTAAATGTAAATTGTCTATATGCTAGTTCTGTTACACCTTTTGCCTTTGCTTCAGATCCATTTCCACCATGTATATCGACAGAAACTACTTTTTTGATCTCAAAGTCTACTGGGTCAATTAATACATCTACAACTGTACCACCAATAGCTATTCTACCAAAAGCAGTGTTAATTCCTGTAGAACTGTTTTCTATGCTTATTGAAGGTGGATAAAGAACATCATATCCAGTACCAGAGTTAACAAGATCAAGTGCTTTTAGAGGACCATAGTAAATATACCTGTCAGATTTGTAATTGGTGATTTCTACACCATTTACCAACATTCCAGTGTTACCATCCAATGTTTGCTCAGAAGTTGTCTGTGTTGCCTTTCCTTTAGACAAGTCCTGTTTTAAAACAAACCTTTTAAGTGTTTTACCTGGAAAAACTGATTTTCTTGCCTGTTCTATCTTAATAAAATCATGAACTCCAACTGTTACATCTGGAGGAGCAAATTTTACAGAAATTCCTGATGGAATGAAAGATCTTGAAGGATATAGTTTAATTTTGTTGTCTTGTGATAACACTTCGACAAAATAAGAATCTGCATCTAATCCACCAATAGAAATGGTAGATCCAACGGGAACATAAGCAATTTCTTCACCAGTTCTAAAAGGAACACTTTCTGCAAATGAAATTATTGTATATTTGTTAGATAAAGTATCATAACCACCCCATGATCCACCAGATACGGTAGGATTAGTTAAAGTGGCGTGAATTTTATCTGTATCAATAGGATATGTTGGAATTGAGTTAGAAGCTACAAATCCTTCTTGTTCATTGCTTTCTGAATTCTTTTTATCTAAAATATAGGTATTAGAAACATCTCCTAAGAGCTGATTTTGTCCACCTATGATAGGAACAATAGTACTTGTTGCTTTTACCTGAATTCTTCGTATATCATAAGATAATGAAGGGTCAGTTGTAAAAGTACCAGATACACTAATCGAATTAGTTGTATTATTTACATAAGTTACTGTTAATAATGACGCAGCAACTGTTTCTCTGTTTCTTACTAATAATTCTATCTTATCACCTTTTCTTAAACTAGCTTTATCAATATTACCACCTAAAGTAAATGTACTTCCAGTTAAATCGGAAATTTGGTATCTAGCACTAGTATTGTAAATCCAAGAGTTGAAGAAAATCTGTTCATATGTCTTTGAAGTCAATGGATTGGTAACAAATCTTCCAAGGTTCTTAACATTGACCCTTGAGGTCAATGACAATCCATACAAATCTTGAAGTGCATCAAATTTACTTAAAACACCAGTTATTTTCATGTTAACTGGTTTTGTTAGGTCATTATCTTCATAACCATAAACAAAGGTTTTTGTAAAGATGTTTTTAGTCGATGCAATATCTCTTGATGTTGTAGTTACACCGATAAACTGGTTTATAGTCTTTTCAGTATACTCTAAACGCATATAATCAGTTTCTGTAGATACACCTACTTCAATAACACCAGTTTGGCCAAATCCAACAGTAGAATCAACTGTAATAACTGTTGCGCCAAGACCAATATTACCAACTGACTGAGTTCTTCCTGGAACAACAAATGTGCCTTGTATTAGGTCTCTATCATCATATCCAATAAAGACAGAAATGCGATAATAGTCATCTCTAATCTGCACAACCTCTGAAATAGGTCCACTAGCATCATTTACTAAAACATTACCTACTTCATTGTCTTGGAATAAAGTTTGACCGATTAATTTATTAGCATCTCCAGAAATTACCTGTACTGCAAAGGATTCTCTTCTTAAGTAGTTGGCATATGATGGTTTAATAAGGTATTTTTCAAGATCATTGATTTTTGGTTCTAAACCAAACAATGCTTTGAACAGAATCTTGAAAGACTCGTCAGTACCCTTAGATTCGTATAAACTTCTTGCTTCTTTTATAAAATTATTAACATCTAGTTCAGGACTTAACTGTACTCCTTCTAATCCAGGTGAATATTGCGCTTTTATCTTATCATAAAATTCATGAAGGAATAATGCACTTAAATTCTGTACTGCAGATCCAGAATCATGAGCAGAAGATGTAGTTTGTGTCCATTTAATATTATCCGAGTCATTAATAGCATGATATGTCTCAATACCACAAAATCCTCTTACACAACCAGTAAAGCTATTAGTCGTTACACCACTATAGGTAACGATTTCATCACCAATCTTTAAAAGACCCCATTCTTGAGGAAATCCCTTAGTAGTACCATCAACTGTAATAATATCATCAATATTGGTAATACTAGAGGCAGTAGCTACTTGCCCAGATATAACATCCTTAGTTAAATTGTCAATTCTAATATATTTGTCAATATTTTCGCCAAGATCTACAGGACCACTTTGATATTCTTGTGAAATATAATATTGCTTTAAAAAATCCTCGAAAAGGGGATTTTCTGCGAGAGCGAACTCTGGAGCTTGATCACCAACAAGTTGGTATGTCTTAACTCTGGAAGATAAGGGGCTATAGGTTTCTATCATCCTTTTTTATGACCTTGTGATGGTTCCATTAGAGTAACTAGAGGTGACTTTATATCCAATTCCAGATATTTGCTTTCCAGAAGATATTGTGTCTCTCACGATATTTATCTTAGTATTTGAGATGTCTAATTGAAGGTAAATATCCTTCAATCCAATAATATCATTGGATTCTGGGTATGCTTGTATTTCAACCACACCAGATGCACGAGAAGTTCCCGTTATATTAATAGTATTGATCATAATTTCACCTTTTACATAATCAACAGTTCCTGCAGAAGGTAAAACCACTGGTGGAGCTTCATCAGACAATTCAGTTAACTGAACTACAGCAATATCACCTGTTTTTCCATCTGAATGTGGAAGATCAGTAAAATACAAAGTATTTAAATTACCAGAAATAGTAAATCCAGTACTTTTTATGTTTTTACCCTTAGGGTTTACATGGAAAGCATTACCAAAGCATAATTCATACTGAGTAGAGGCATTAAACACTGGTTTTAAGTCTCTTCTTATAATTAATCTAGTAATATTTGATGTAATTGCATTATTTGTACCATCAATAACTTTTAAAGCATCAGAATATTTAAATCTACCACCAAATGCATTTAAATTAGTAGATTTTCCATAATTTGTTAGAGAATTACTAACTTGAGTCCTAAGACCATCAATATCACTGTATATATTTGAGTTAAAGTAGACAGAAGTGTCAAGTTCAATGTAAAGTATCTTAAGATCGACGATTCTTTGGTTAATTCCTGCAATAGAGTAACTTTTTAATCTATCTAAAATTTGTGTTTTACTAAAGTCAGACAAATAAGTGGAATTTCTAGGTTTGATACTTAAAATAACCGTTCCGTACTCAGGTGGATCCAATTCTTCACCACCAATAACAGAAACAGACTCTGCATCAGGGAACACACTCTGTATAATACCTTCGTAATCCTTCGCTGTAACCGCCCTGTACTGCGATGAATAGACTCTAGGTGCAATATACTTAATTGACTCTATATCTTCAACATCACCGCCTCCTTTGGCGACCTGTAGAGTAGTTATTAGGGGAGTTGTTGATGCATCTACTGGATTATTTGCATCATCTACAGCATCTCCACTATATGAGAAGAATTTTCCATCATTTCCTGCCTTTCCATCAGTAATAATGTAACTAACTTCAATAACATCACCATTATCTAACTTTTTACCAAATAATCCATCTCCAAATAGCAGTTCATACTTCTCATCCTTGATCTCTTGAATAAGATAGATGTTAGACTTCTCATTAATTGCTGTAATGTTGTCAATTTTTGAATATTCTAGTCCAGAAGTCGATCCAGACTTCCTTACAAAGACTCTAATTGAGGTAGAATCAATAAATGAATTGTCTAATATAAATCTCTGGTCTAAACTA